CATCCGACAGCAGGCGCACGTTCTGTCCCAGCATGAGCGGTGTCCGGCTCTGCTCGATGTAGTTGCGGTCGGTCGTGCCGCTGTATTTCTTCGGGTCGAAGCTGTAGGTCGACAGGTAGTCATCCACGGCCTCGGCATAGGCCTGCTCGGCCGCCGTGACGTATTCCTGGGGCAGGGCGAAATTCCACGGGATGTAGGTGTCGCCCACGACCGGAACAATTTCGCCGCCGGGTATCTGGGTCTTGTCGTCCGGATAGACGTTGATGATTTCCCACTCGCGGGCATCCTCGTGCCAGGCCACTTCGAAGGAACCATCGTCACCGCTGCCACGTCCGGCCAGGTCGCCGGTCTGGAAGGCCAGCATGTAGGTCAGGTCGGGAATCTCATAATCCTTCGGGTTAAAGCCCATCCCGCTGTCCTTAATGTAGTAGGCAGTGTATTTCCGTCCTTCCTCGCTGGTCTTTTCCTCGCTGCGCACCGACGTGACCGTGCCGATATACTTGGGATAGATGCCGGAGAAGGATGCTTCCTCCCAGGCCTCCTTCACACCGTATAGAGCCGTGTTCCTGTCCACATAAGCCGCCCCGGAAGGGAGCTGCAGACGGGCATGGCCGTACTTGGTGGCGTCAATGTTGCGCGTGGAGCCCAACGGAAAGAGGCGGGTAAAAAACTTCACATCGCCGTTTTCCTCCTGCGACAGGCCAGTCAGTCCCTTCAGGTAGCCCAGCTCGACACGCTCGCCCCGTTCGGCCTTGCAGAGGTTGATGACGTAGCCGTCGGCCCACAGTTCCGTATTGTAGGCCGCGGCGATGCCGTTGGAGCCGAAGCCCGCCTCCCAGCAGAACAAGTTGTTGTAGTCGATGGTCTTGTTCTCACCGGTAATGACCGTGCCGATGCTCCACACCTCGGCGCCGGCCACACGGTTCATGTTGTCCACCCAAAGCTGCAGGTGCTCGCGCGGCCCGCCGTCGAAAGAGAACTCCGTGCGGGTGTCGCCGTCCTCCAGGTAGAGCATCAGGGTGTCTTCGGCGTCATGGATGGGCGCATAGAACTTCGCCGTGTAGCTGTAAGTCTGCGTGTTTTTCTGCACCGGGCGGTAGGGAGAGCGCATCTTGTAGCGCACGCCCTGCAGCTCGATGTAGTCGCCCGCGTCGAGCAACACGAAGGACGTGTGGGTAAACGAAGCCGACACGCTGCACTCGCCCATGACCTCCTCGCTCAGCGCGGATGAGGAGTTGGGGCTTGCGGTCAGCTTCAGCACACCGGACTTGTCGTATATCTTCAGTTCCATAGTATCCTTTTATTATATAGTGTTTAAACAGCGTTCAAACAGATGGCTGCGCTTCCAGGAATTTTACGGAAAACAGCACCCCGAACTTCTGTCCGGAACAGTCGGCATACCACTCCGGGTCAGCCGGCATGTCCAGGTAGACCAGGCTGTAAGTGCGGTAATCCTTCACCGCGACCTCCAGCTTGCCCGAGGTGAGCAGCGTGAGCAGTTCCCGGTAGCGTTGCAGGCGGACAGAAGCCGTGGCGGCCGAGAGCCAGAACTGGAGCGTGCGCTCGATGCTGGACAGCTTCACGGCGGGGGCGGCCGGCAGTTCCACCCC